AGGTCGTTCCCGTAGCGGAGGTACTGTTGCGGGTTCTCGTAGAGCCCTGCGGCTCGTCCCGAGATCCATTCATAATGCGTGTCAGCAAGGCCCACAACGTCGTCATACGACCACGAACCGAGAGCCATAACGTCTGCGTCAACCATCGCCCTGAACAGCCCGTAGGCGTTGTAGTGGCGCTTGATGTCGGTGTCCCCGTGCCAGTTGTTTTCCAACACCTCGGCCTCGGTCGTTCCGCAGATGCCGGGGATCTTCGAGTCCTCGCCAGGTGGCTTGCCGAACTTCGACGCGAACCACCACGGGATGACATCAAGACAGAGCTCGACGTTGTTCGCCAGCCATTGGAGCATCACCCCGCTACCCCATCGCTTGGCCATATCCAGAATCGCCGCCGTTGACCCGTAGCCTGTCGGATGCCACGTCTCGGCCCGGTTGGCGTTGCATGTGCCAGCGACGGTCGGTGAGTTCCGGCCGTAGAAGGACGAGTCTGTCGCTGATCTCCCCGCCCACGACTCCATCGTCGCCAGCGTTCCCACCTCCCACGTGCGGAAATACGCCTTGATGTCCGCTTCCGTCATCTGCATCGGTCTGTCCCGCTGTTGTCCGCTTTGGGGTATTGTGCAAGTAAGTTGACCTATATAAATTATAACAGTTAACGGAAGAATACTGAAGGGGGAAGGGGTGCTGGCAGGACAAAACAGACCCCTTGTATAAGTTACGACAACCTGCTACAATTATGATAGATGGCCATTCTTGCACGAAATTAGCGGACAACATCGGACGGCAGGGGATGGACGAGAACCGAGACACCTACACTGTGGCCGACCTGAGCCGGATCTTTGGCGTTAGCCGGAGGACGGTGTGGAACTACATCCAGAAGTGGGAGCCTCGGAGGGTGCGGATTCGGGGGGAGGGGCCAGGGAGGCCGCGAACGGCCTTTGTGATTCCTGATCTCGATCTGTGGGTAGGTGAGGTCATTAGACGTAGCGTGCGGGACCCGAGAATTGAGGCCACATTCGACGAACCGCTGCCCGAGAAGAACATCTGGGGGAACCGTCTAGCCAGACGGCTACACGACGGCTTTTCGATGATGGCGTGGTCGGGCTGACTTACGCAACTCGCGTAACGCCAGAAAGATAAATGCCCCTGGGGGACAAATCCCAGGGGCTAGCGGACAACAACGGAAGGGCATGACTTCGGCCCGGGTGACCCCGGGACTTGGCATGAACCATCCGAGTTGCAAGGGCAAGTATGGCAGGAAACGGCAACGGGTCAAGGGGGAACGGGGCCAAGGTTACAAAAGAAAAGTGGCCACGCCCCTGGATGCAGACCTTCCTTACCGCCCTTGCCGACAATGCCCCGAACGTCTCGATTGCATGCACGGCCGCCGACATCTCCCGCAAGAACGCCTACAAGTGGCGCGACAAGACCCCCGACTTCAAAGAGGCGTGGGACAACATCACCGAGGTTTGCGTAGACGAGACCGAGCGATTTCTGACCCTCGTTAGCCAAGGCAAGGAAGACGCCAAGCCCTGCCAGGTCACCGCCGCTATCTTCATGCTCAAGTGCCGCCGCCGCAAGGTCTACGGCGAGCGGTTTGTGATCGACGAGGACACCCCGCCTGATGCGAGGTATCTCTGATGGTCGCTCGCGTGCTGCCTTCGTTCTGGCGCACGGATGACCCCACCCTCGATGCCCGGGGCCTCGTGGTCAAGGGCGGCATGTGGCGACACCAGCGCGAATGGTGGGAACTCAAGAACTTCATTCGTATCCTCGTGGGCGGCTACGGGTCAGGCAAGACAATCGAACTCTGTAAGCGAATGATTTCGCTTGCGCTCATCAACGCCCCCGTCCCCGTGGCCATCGTCTCCCCCACCTTTCCCATGGCCAGGCAGACCACCATTCGCACCCTCGTCGAGCTGCTCAAGGGCAAGGAAACGCTCATCAAGGGATTCACCTGGAAGCACAACAAGAGCACGTTCGAGTTCGAGATTCGCCATGGCGGCCGGACGGGCACAATCCTCATCTACTCAGGCGATCACCCAGAGCGACTCAAGGGGCCGAACCTATCGGCCGCCGGCATAGACGAGCCCTTCCTTCAGGACGAAGAGGTCTTCACCCAGATGGTGGCGCGTGTTCGGCACCCCGACTCGAAGCGCATCGAGATCAACCTCACCGGCACGCCCGAGCAGTTGAACTGGGGTTACGATCTGGCCGAGGGTGAACTCAACGACCGCCACGATGTTGGCATTGTGCGTGGGTCTACCCGAGAGAATCTGGCGCTTGGCACGGAATACACCAAGCGCCTCGAAGGCTCGTTCGACGACAAGGCGCAGGCGGCTTACATTGACGGCGAGTTCGTGAACCTGGCGGCCGGGCTCGTCTTTCACGCCTTCGACCCCACCAAGCACATCATCAAACGGCAGATTCCGGACAGTGCTGCCCTCTGGCTCGGCATGGACTTCAACGTCAACCCCATGGCGTTCGTTGTGGGCTACGAGACGGGGGACGGCCTTCATATCCTCCGGGACTACGAGATCCCCAACAGCGATACGCAGGACGCCTGTAGGGTGGCTCTAAGCGACTTTCCGAAGCTGGGGGAGGTTTTCCCCGACCCGTCATGCAGGCAGCGCAGTACGTCCTCTCCGGGCGGCAAGACGGATGAGCACTACCTCAGAGAAGCCGGCCTTCACGTCAGCGCTCCCACCGCCCCCTGGCCTCTTCGGGATTCCTTCAACGCAGTGAACGGCGCGTTTCGTAACGGCAAGCTCACCATCTCGCCCGAGTGCAAGCGGCTAAAGAAGTATCTCTGCACCTTCTCTCATGAACTCATGCCCCGCCAAGAAAGCATGAAGCACCTGCTCGACGCGATGCGGTATCCAGTAACCAGCATGTTCCCGGTGGCTCGGGCCACGGCTACTTCGGAGGTCTTCTTCGGATGAGCGATGACAACGTAGCGATCCCGTCGATTGCCTACCGGACCATGCAGTCGGACTATTGGGACCAGATCGAGGCGCTTCGACAGACCAGCCAGAAACTTCGAGACCGAGGCGAGGACTTTCTACCCAAGCACGCCAAGGAAGAGGCGAAGCAGTGGGAGTACCGGGTCAATCGGTCGTTTCTCACCCCCTTCTACGACGACGCCCTCTCGAAGTTGTCTACCAAGCCGTTCTCAAAGCCCGTGGGCACGGGAGAGGAACTCCCAGAGAAACTCGCCCCGATGACGGCCAACATGGACCTCTGTGGCCGGAATCTGACAGTGTTCGCCAAGGAAGTATTTGACGCCGGGTGCGACTATGGCATGACCCATATGCTCGTGGACTTCGCGGCGACTGGGGGCAAGCAATCCGAGGGCGAAGAGAAGGCGCTCGAACTCCGGCCGGCGGTCATTCACTACAAGCCGCCTGACGTGATTGCATGGAAGACGCGGCGGACGGCCAATGGCCAGACGGTTTTGGCCGAGGTCAGGTTAAAGGAGACGGCGACCGAGGAAGATGGCCGGTGGGGCGAGAAGGAAGTTGAGCGTATTCGGGTCTACCGGGAGAACGACTTCGAGGTCTACCGGAAGAATGAGAAGAACGAGTGGTTTCTTGAGACCGAGTCCACGCCCCACTCCTTCGGCGCTGTCCCGCTCATCACGTTCTACACCAACCGAACGGGTTTAATGACTGCCAAGCCGGTGCTGTGGGGGTTGTCAGACCTCAACCTCGAACACTGGCAGAAGAATAGCGATTTCGGCGACTGCCTTCACCTCAACCTTGCACCCTTTTGGGTCACGTCACAGGCGGCAAAGGACGTGAAGGCGTTAACCATTGGCAAGGCGCGGCTTCTCTGCCTTGGAGACCCCAACCACTGGCTCAAGACCGCCGAGCACCAGGGGCATTCTCTCGGAGCGGGTCGGGAGGAACTCGATCGCATTGAGGCGCGGATGAGATACCTTGCCATGGAGCCTTACATCGAGAACTCAGGCACGCCCACGGCAACGGGCAGAGCGATAGACGAGACCAAGAGCCAGTCAGCCATCCAGATGTGGATTCGGGCGCTGGAGGGTGCGCTCGTGGATGCGTTCAAGCTGGCGGCCAAGTGGGTGAAGACGGAACTTCCCGAGGGATTCACCGTGGACATTTTCAGCGAGTTCACGGCGGCCTTTGGTAAGTCAGAGGATATGAAGATCTTGTCCGAGGCGAGGGCAAGGGGGGACATCGATCAAGAGACGTGGCTCAAGGAATCCAAGCGTCGGGGGCAGATAGCCGAGGCGACTACGGTCGAGGAAATTCTTGAGCGCACCGCCCAAGAAGGCCCCGACCTAGCGTCCTTGATTCCGCCCGAGGCGGATGAGGATGAGGAAGACGAGGAGCCAGAGGAGGAGGAAGACGAATGAGCGCATTGGCCGCTCTTCTCGGCATCCTTGGTGCGGGTCTCCTCTTCTGGGGCGTGTTGACTCCAGACCCGGGCGATGACCCATGGATAGACGACCCGGATGATGACGACGAGGGCGATATTGAGGGGGAATGGATAGCGTGAACGGAGGCACCCATGCCCCGCCTCATCGAGAATCACTGGTGTCCGCGATGCCGGATGACCACGGGATTCAGGCGGGACTACCAGCGTCGTGGACGGGTGCGGTGTCTTCAGTGTCATGGAGTGTTCAGGTTGAGACGGACCAAGAGGCCGAGGGGGAAGAAAAATGACTGACAGCGCGACAGACGGCACCACCGACCTCCGCCACATCGGCACTTGTCCGAAGTGTGGAGCGCCCCTATGGACACGGACGCCGGTGGGCACTGTGCCGGTGGTTGAGTATTCGTGTGTGTGCAGGCATGAGCCTACTCCGTCCGTGCCAGTCAATCCGTGGCCGTACTGCGAGGGGCCTTTACCTAATCCGTGGCCATGGCATCGGCCATACAACCCGTGGCACTACACCATCTGCACGACGACGACGGCACCGTACCTCCATACAAGTGGATACGTAAGCGCCCCTAACACATGATAGCCCCCAACCTCCCCCGCATGGAAGTCGGCCTTGAAGCCACGGTCAACGAGGCCCTGGCCGATGCCTACACTCGCCATGCCATCAACCTGTCGCGTCTTGAGAACGCACAGGCGCGGGAGGTGATTGCGTATCTCAACGCCGAGGTCTTCCCCGAGGTGATGGGCAAGGTCGAGGCGAAGATGCTTGGACTGAGTCCACGAGGTCTCGGGGCGCTTGAGTCGGTCACTTACGCCAAGCTGATGGATGACGTGAAGGGGCTTTTCTTCGGCGGCTTTCGGAGGGCTCGTGGCGACTTCGCCCGGCAGTTGTATCGCATGGCACGGGCCGAGGCGCAGTTCAGCATCACGGCGCTTGGGAAGGAACTCAAGTTCGACTTCCGGTCCAAGATACCGGACTTCAAGACCTTTAAGAGGCTGGTCTACAAGCAGCCCATCAACGGGCACACCCTCGGCAAGCGGTTTGACCTACTGGCGGCCAACACGTTCTCTCGCTTCCAGCGTGAGGTGAACATCGGGCTGGCCAACGGCGAGACAGCCGACAGCATTGTCAGGCGCATTCGAGGGACGGCAGGGGCTCGCTACAAGGATGGGGTGTTGGGTCGGGCGCGGCAGTGGACGAATACCGAACGGCCACCCAGGCCGTGGCGAACGGGGCACGGGAGGCCACGCACGAGGAGAATGCCCATCTCATCGAAAAAGTGCAGTGGAACGCCATGTTCGACAACACCTGCGAGGTCTGCTTCGGTCTCCACGGGCAGACGTTCGAGGTGGGTTCGGCACCGGCCCTTCCAGTTCACCCCGACTGCCATTGCTTTTTGACGCCCGTGGTGAAGTCCGCCAGGCAGTTGGGCTTCAAGAAGGGCGAGTTACCCGAGACCGTCAGGCGCACCGTCACGGGCACTGTGCCGGCTTCTATGAACAAAGAGAC